CTTCAATGGCTGCCTTTTCTTTTTCCGTCAAATTCAATTTGAGGGCATTGGCAAGAGCAATTTGGTTGACATCGAATTGAGCAGCAAGTTTCTTTTCGGCATCGATCTTGCGTTGGTCAGCAAGTTTTTGAGCAGCGTCTTTTTTGGTCTGAGCAAGGCTTGCCTTTTGCGTCGCCAGCAGATCCTTCTGTGTCTGATATGCCTGACGATCAAAATTGCGAAAAGGATCTAGACCAGTCTTGACTGTTGGAACTGCACCCGCTGCTTTTTTTGCATTGTTTTGTCGTTGCAAAGCAATGCTATTGCTTCCCCTGCCCATGGGTTGACCAACGCCAAGAGGAACTCCGGAAGGTTGTCCGCTAGGGCTGCTTGCGACGAGAGCAGTTACTCCAGCAATAGCAGTCAATCCGGCAAGCAATGGAGCAGCAGCGCCAAAGAGTGGGATCAATGCTTTATTGGTGAGAGCAGCGTATGTTGCCAATCCCTTCATGGCAAATTTCAATGTGACAATTGCAGCTGCCATACCAATCACGGTCGATCTGTTTTTGTCAATCATAGTAAAGAATTGTTCTAGTTTCGGGATTCCTGTATTGATCAGGAAATTTCCCAATTCAATCAATACCGGCAAGAGTTTGTAACCCACTTGCTCTTGGACGTCTTGGAATTTTGCTTCAAGGATTGCCAATTGTCCTGAGTATGTTTTTGCATAGGCAGCAGCTTGTCCGCCAATTTTTGCGTTGAGCATTCCCATGGCTTTTTCGAGTGCCTTGGCTGGGGGCAATGATTTGTCCATGGTGATGCCAAGTTCTTTGAAGGCTTTGGCATTACCACCGGAGGCTTTTGCCAGGATCTTTGAGGCTTCCGCGAGGTCGATGTTTTTGAATCTGGCAAGGTCAGCGGATGCAGCAAGCATTCCCTGAGACTTTTCAAGAGATCCGGTGGCTGTGACTATGCTCGAAAGAGCAAAGGCTGTTTGAGTGCCTTCAAAGCCTAGGCTCATCATGGCTTTCTCAGATGCCCGAATTGATGTCGAATTGATCTTTGATGCCTGCCCAATATTGGTCAACGATACGGCAAGCCTAGAATTGGCTTGTTCCATCTCGACAGCGGCTTGAACTGATTTGCGAGCAAACTGTGCAACGCCTACACCTAGACCCAATTTGGCAAGCGAATTATTAAGTCCGTTTGCTTGAAACCGAAGATTCTTGAGTCCCTTCTCAGCCTTCTTGAACCCTTGATCTTTGAGGGCTGTGTAAATAGTTATTTGGGCTTTGCGTGCCATCAGATCATCCTTGCATTGAATTGACGCACAGCATCATCGATGACGTTGTCGATGTGTGTGCGGATCTCTGGACGCATCTCAATGACGGCTTCGACAATCATCCGGTGCTTGTTGCTTGCCACACCTGAACGTTCAGCAATGTTCCGAATGAACTGTGCTCCCTGGGGTGATTTTCCGCCTGGGGTTTTAGTTCCCGCTGACTCATAGATCACGCCTGCCGCTGTGCCGTCCTGGATGGCATAGCCGGTTGCATAGGTGCCTCGAATATATCTGGCTCGGGCTGCGCGAGTCTTTGTGATACCCCGCTGGACGGCTGATTGTTCAAATGCTTTGGTCGCCCATGTGCCTGATCCTTGGGTGGCGGGTGTCCAGCCTGACATGGGTGACTTGGCGGGAACGAATCCCCGTGCTCGATCAACGACTTTGAAAAGCAGCTTGTCGATGTCCTTGTTCATTGCTTTGTTTAAGTCGGGAGCGAATTGGCGCACCAAGTCAAGGGATCGCTTGTCGATTGACTCAGGCACGCTTGTTCCTTTCCTTCACTACGGCAATGATCGCCCGAAGCATTGTCGGATCTTCATTGAGCAAAGCTGACGGCAATTGACCTATCTCCACAGCGAGCCACGCCAACTGCCACGTCAGCGTGTCCCGCGTCAGCCATTTGGGTCATCGTCAATCACCTCGACACTTTTGAGAGTGTCCAAGAACTTTTCGGAGTCCGGTGGATGGACTTCCTGACCTGAACGCTCAAGGACTTTCCAAGCAAGCCAGTAGATATCGGTCGCACGTTCTGACTCGCGAAACACCTTGGAAAATCCTCCCTTGGCGTACTTCTCGAATGCGACCTCGATTGTTGGTGTAATGGGAAAGATTTTAACTTCCCCATCCACCAACGTGATTTTGAGTTGTGCCATGTTGTGTCCCTTTCAACTTGGATTTATGTGGTGGTCATTGTGACAACGGAATTGAGTTGCCAGGAAATCGTTTGCGTACTCATGTCTCCAACGGATCCATTTACAGGGGTAATTGAATCCACGAATACCGTGAACGAGTAGAGCGGGTTCGATGCTGATGTTGCTGCACTTGATTGTTGGAGTGAGCAGTAGTAGGTGCTGCCGACTGCCGTGTTAAAGAGTTGCAAGGTCTTGTTGGAGGCATCGTCATTGAATACTTCAAGATCGAGCTGACCGGATTGCAAACCTTGAACGTACTTGTGTGAAAGATCGCCCATGGATGTTATTTCCAGAGCGTCATATTTCCAGGTCAAAGTGGCGCTGGAAACTATGCTGCTGAGATTGTTGGTGGGTGAGGCGCTGGAGCCAAACTTGAACACCACGCCGTTGTTGAGATAAACCGCCATTTTTTATTCCTCGTCTTTCTTGTTTGATTTGGTGGTGTTGTTTGCTTGGATCATGCCAAGACGCAGGAGCCACGGTATGTCTTGTGACTCCAAATCTTTGTCGCTGACTGTCTGCCCGAGTTTGAATCCCTCGAGGTTGCTTGCTGTGACTAGGTAACTCATATCAACTCCATGAGGTGAGGGTTTCGACGGATACGTCACAAGTGAGGAGATCACCGGACGGCAAAGACATTACGCGAGGTTGTGAAATGCTGCTGATGTTATAAGTCGTGTTTTGGATTAACGGGATAAGAGCTTGGATCATGTTTTCAACCCCAGCAAGGTTTCCCTGATTGTCAAAGAGTGGAATGCATAGTTCCAGTTTAAAACGGACTTTGAGTGATAAGGCTGTGTTGTTGTTGATGGGTTCGACGTATGGATCGTCTGGGGTGATGGAGACGCTGTTGGCTGTGACGGTTGCCGGTGGAAATGCATAGGTGCTCCACACGGTGGGGTTGGCGATCGCTGTGGCGAGAGCTGTGCGGAGGGTGGCGAATGACATGTCAGCCGACCATTGCCGAAGGTGCGAGATATGGGGCAAGGAGTCCTCGCACGGTTGCCATGAGAGCAAAACCCATTTTGAAAGGTTGGGGAACGCCGAAGTCGATGGAGGATGCACCATTGCCTGGGGCTTGACGTGATTGCCAGATATTGATTGCCACCATGAGACTAGCTTCTCGAACGGCGGGTGTCGTTGCATAGGTGACGTGTTCGGGTCCTGTGACTTTGCCATATGGGCGCACTAGGTGAGTGACATCGTTTGCGTTTGTTTTTGCGTATTGAAAATATGAAATGGTGTTGGTTGATAGTTCGGTGCTATTGCCCCAGGCAAATGCGCCTGTTTGGTAGATGGAACTGTTCCAGAATGATCCCGAACCGAGTGCCGTGATGGTGTAACTGCCGTTATAGATTGAGCCGCAACTTGAGATGGTGACTGATTGTCCGACGTTGTAAATGGGTGTTGAAGCAATTGCAATGGTGGCGATGTTGCTTGTGAGTGAGGTAGCGACGACGGGTGCGGTGTTATGCCACAGCATGACGTCGACGAGGTCTTGTGCCGATTGGCATACTTCCTCGAGGACGGCGTCTGTGTATAAGCCTCCGATTCCTAGTGCACTGCGCAGTTCTGCGAGCGTCACATATGTTGCCGCCATCGCTACCTCCTCTCAAGTGTCCCGTGGAAGTTGCCCCTGGAGTTGGGACGGATCTCCAGGGACAACAGACAAATCCGACAAATTATGTCAAATTATAGCGTTGCAACCCACCTGAAACGAGTGTCTTGGTTGCAAAATAACCGTACAAGAGCACGGAAATTTCGCCAGTAGCCACGACGTTCACCGAGAGCGTGAGTTGTGGAGATTCGTAGATGGCGATTGCGGATGGTGTGACGATAAATGCGCAGTCGTCGATTGTGGTGGCGACCATGTTGGCATCAACCCACAGGTCAAGACCCATGACGTCTCCGCGGAGTCCGCGTGGTGAGGATTGACCGTTGGCGTTGGCGGGCTGGGCGGCATTGAATATGCTGCGTCCGGTGGTATCCAGGCTGCCGATCAAAAGTGACCAGACGCTAGTGCCTGCAATGAATGCGTTGGCAGTTTCGCCTGCTGCTGCATAGACC